GAAGTCTATTGCGCTATATTCACGCCCTGCGGTTAGTTTATAAACATCATCGCTAATTTGTTGGACAATCGGAGTTTCTGTCTTACTGATACCGCCTTGCATGATGATAACGGTATACTTTTTCAGCAACTCGCTAAAATAATCAGGAACAGGCAAGGATACCGATAAATCGTCTGTATCAATCGGCAGAAATGTTTTCTTATAGTGAATAGTTAATGTTTCGTTGGTTGAATAAATTTTGTTACCGCGAATACGGTATGTGTTACTGCTGCTATCGCTTGATTTTGATTGATACGATAACAAATTAGTTCCAGCAAACACATTCACCATTGACTGAAAGTCAACAGGAAGATCTACAACGCCGCTTACAAGCGTCAAGTCTGTTTCTTCTGTGATAAGTTCACTATTTGACTTGGCTAATGCGTTATTGATAATTGACAAAACAGAATTAACTGACTCTGTAAGTTGATAGTCAGAAAACCGACTACGCTCCATGTCGTTAAGAATAAAGCGAAGTGATAAAAATAATTGTTGTGCTGTCATATCTTGCTGTAGCTGCACCTCCAATTCGGGAAGCGTTTAAATAACCTGTCCTGTGCTGCTCGATCATTTTTAATAAAACCATCGATAGCATCTTGATCGTTTTTAGCCATTAATGCCATTAGTTCAGCAATAGGCACTCGCGCAACATACCTATGTTGTCTGTCAGTAGAAAAACCGCTTTCAGTCATGCGCTGTTGATGATTTAATTGTTCAATGTCATCTGTGTTACAAACATGCCTAACACGCAAATTATCGCCATCAGGTATGAGAATTTCCATCGTTAAACCTCCAAAATAAAGGCAGGGCAACCGTAGTCACCCTGCCGCATTAAAACTAGGCTAATTTCAGATCAGAAATAATCGCTTGTCCTTTTTCACCCTTGATTTCCAATGTCATTTCGCCCTTAATTACACCTTTCAAAGCATCGTCAGTAGACGGAAGGTCTTTCTTCTTGAAACGGCGATACCAAGCAATAGACATATACTGCGGATCGAGAACAAAAATCTTGTCATCAGGCATGAAGCGAGAAGCGATAATTTGAACACGACCAAAGTCGGTGTCAATAACATCAATAGCTTCGACCATTTCTTTTTGTTTGGCATTGATATTCTTCGTGTTGGATGTGGTCAGCTTGGAAATATTAACCTTGTTGCCGCCAGACACAAGCAGTTTGTTCGGTTCGCCGCCAGCATCCCACGCATCTTGTAATGCCTGAGTAATCAGGTCTCTGGTAATAACGCGAGTAACAGCACCATTCGCCAGTACGTTTGTCGTTACAAGTCCAGTAATACCTGCCATTTTGCGTGCTACAGAAGTAGATCCTGCTACCGCAGCGCCTTGCTCAGTAACCGCTTTTTCTAAGTCTTTAGCGATTTCCTTCATCGCTTTCAACATGTTGTAGCCGTATTCATCGTCAACGCCAGCAGGATCAGCAGCCTGTTGCGATTCGGTGACTTCATAACCACGCTTCATGATTTGCGTGTAATTACCTTTACGAGTCCGGGCAGGAGCCGCAACGGTAGTATCTGCCGAACCTTCAACAAAAGCGTTAGTCGCAGCATCAGACAGCGCATCTTCCGGCCATTCATGATAAGTTGCCGTTGCTTTTGTCGATCCAATCATAGTGACAATCGGCGTTTGAGTCGGGGAAATATTGGTGATTACATTGGTCAGATCTTCTCTATTGGTCGTTTCATCATAAGTAAATTTTGCCATTGTTAAGTGTCACTCCTTCGTAAATACCCTGCTTCACGCAAGGTTTGTAATTGATCTTGTGGTTTCAGCTTGCCAATTTGCTTAAAATTAACTGTTGGCTGTTTTGTTTCCGTTGTCGCGCCAGGTGATTCAGTTTTAAGTGGCTGTTTCTTAGGCTGTTGTACTACTTGCGGTTTTGGCGCATTTTTAGCAGTCATAGCCTGATTAAAATGTTCTTCCACTAACTGAATGTCTTGGACTGTCGGATTCCCTGCCAGCAGCCTTGATCTTGATTCAAATACCTGAGCAAATCGTTGTCGGTTGTCAGCTTTTAGCAATCCATACATGGCATCGTCAAAAGTTGTCATAATGTCGGGGTTTTGTTTAATCTGCGCCTTTGTGTTCTGCACATAGTTTTGAATCGCTTGACGTTGATAATTGTCTTGACTGACCATGTTGAAGCACTTCATGTATACGGCATGATGTAGAGGATCGCCGACAATTCCAGCAGGATCAGGAACAAATTCATTAGGGTCTGTAATTCCTAATTCTTGCATCGCTGCCGTTAATGCTTGCTTATGGATAGCCTCATACTCTGCCGCTTTATTGGTCTGCTGTTGTGGTTGCGCTTTGAGTTGTTGCAGTTCATATTTAATCTGCTCTAACTCCTTGCGCTCGCTTGACAATGCCTGAGTCTTTTTCGTATAGTCCTCGCCCTTTTGGGCAAGTTCGATCAACTTAGACAAAGGCAGTTTCTTTGATTCGCCTTCAACCTTGATCTCATATTCAGGTTCCTGCTCTTGCGAATCCGTTTCCGGTTGTTCGCTTGTAGTTGCCGTTTCTGGTATCTCAGTTTGAGGCTGTTCTGTCTCTTTTTGTTCTGACTCGCCATAGAATCCATGCTTCTTTAACAGGTCTAGCTGTTCGCTTGGATGTGCATCGGAATAGGCTGAATAGTCTATATTGCTGTCCGTTTCGGTTGCAGCAGGAACATCGTTGAATCTCTGTAGGTCAAAATTGAACTGTCTTTCGACTTGGTTCATGGTACACTCTCCTTTTTATTTGGACATATAAAAGGCGACTAGCTTTATATAATCGCCAAAGGTTATTTTGTTGTTGCCGCCCCTAGAACACACGCAGACAACTGTCGCTATCGCCACGTATAAAATAGCGTCCAATATAAAAGGCGACGAATTAACGCCGCCTAGTTACTTAATCTCCGCATTCCCTATTTCTATTACACAATTCTTCTTCATCGTTACAATGAATACAACATCTATCATAACCATTGTCACACGAAGAACAACCGCACCGACATTTGCCATTGATATAGTTAGGGCAAAATTCTCCTTGCATCATTTCTTGTTTACCTTGCCGCAAAGAACGTTATTTTCTCCTTCTTCAAACTGGCCATTACAAAATTCATCAGGAGGACTCCATTCTTCCTGCCCATCCATATACATGTATCCTGCGCCGCCAAACATCACACGTTGTTCATTCCCAGCAATACAACAAACCATTGCTAGCCGTTTTGGTTCGCTTGCATTTTTGCAAACCTTACAATTTGCTTTCACTTTATCCATCCCCTAAAATAAAATTAGCAGGTTGTTACCCTGCCGCAGATTTGGGATCACCTCCCTTCTGACCGCACCTCTTTAATAACAGCTTTAGCCATATCAGCATTGGCAATCTTGCCTTCCAGCTCGTTCTGTATCTCTCTGAGCGCCATTAAACGCTGTTTGATGCTCTCTGAGTCCTCACATTCCAGCCTGCGGTAAAGGTTGTCCCTGTACTGGTTGAATAGAGGAAGAACCAACTCCAACGTTTCCTTGGCCTCCTGCCCCTCCTGGTACTGCCGGGACAATTCCTCCAACTTGTCCATTCATCATGCCTCCGTTTTGTGGATTCATCACAAAATCGTCCGTGTTCTTGTAACCGATTTCCTCGATGATTTTCTTTGCAACATTATAGAATTGTGGTGGGCCAGCCATGCCTACCTGCGCTAACTCAGTCACAATCTGTTTGAGCATCATTAGGTTTTGCAGATTTGTCTGTTTAGCACCACTCCCCATGCCAGCATTGACAACCAGATCAAATTCGCCATTTAGATCGTCAGGATAAATCGTCATTGGGCCGTTAGTGAGTCGGATAATGGTTTCTTGGTCGATAAACTTTTGATTCAATTCAATGAGGAAACGGAACAGGTCAGACAATCCGCTTTCTGCAAATATACGAGCAATTAACTCTAAACGCTGATTGGCTTGCTCTGTGATAATAGAAATACCTGTAGCTGTTTTATTAAGAGAATTGGAGTCTAACCCCTGATTGTACTTTGTTATGCCTGTCCTGTTCTCTTTTTGCGTATCAATGTATTCAAGCATATTGAAAGTCCAACTCTGCAACTGCGGAGCCGGAACAGGCTGCATTGCTTGGCGTATGTCATCAGCATTTAACCTGATAACTTGTCTTCCTTCAATGACATCGTTTATATCGACTAGCTTCTGCATGTTTAAGGCTATCTGAGGATTGTTTGATAGAGAAATATTATGTGTTATCTGCCGCATGATAGCTGTTTTCAAGTGCTGTAGCTGTGCGATAAGGTCAACGAATCCCTTCTCAGGCCAAATCTGATGAGGATCAAGCCTAGGCGACAGCGTGAAGAATGGATGTCTACCGTATGTGTTTTCCTCAATGCGAAGGATAACACCGTTTGATACGGTGACAATTAGAGGGGTTAATTCACCGTCTGGATCATCGCTAACATTCATTGAGACATAGCACTCATACAGTTCGACTTTCTTTCTGCCTGAGTCTGTCTGATTCGATTTATCACGAATGTTTTCGTTGTTCTGCTCATCAAGAATGGTATACTCAGGCTCTTTCGCCTTCTCAGCCAATCGCTCGACATTCCTATATAACCCTGCTTCTTCTTGTTTGCGGAGATAGTCAATGTTTCTAATTAGCCGATGAGCAACAAAATCACAATCATTTAGGCTTGTAGCATCAGGGCTAAATCTAAACTCACTAGCCAATACATTCCTAATTCTTGGCTGATTCTTGGCAATCTGTTCAGCCTCAAAGACAACTAAAAAAGAGCCGATATTCACATCAGGCTCTACACTAACAACCTTTATATTCGGATCGCTTATAAACGTTTCTAAGGCATCAGGAGATAGGGCAATCTGCTGTTGTACTGTTTTATACTCTCGTTCCCAATCGACCTTGATAATGCCCATATTGGTAATAAGAGCATCCTTTGCCCATTGATAAAACACCATGAAGAACTTGTTTTTCTCTAGCTGATAGTTGATTAAATCCTGCATCTTTTGCGCTCGTTCATCATCACCATCTGAACCGTCAGCACCTTGGATAGTCACCACATCGGTAGAGCCAAAGAAGATTTTCTGTATGCTAGGCATGGTTGATTCAATAGTATCAGCAACATCTGTACTGACTAGATCGCTGAACTTACTAAGCCTAGGAAACTTCTTCTTGTAATACTCTGGCTTAGCGTGATAAATGTCATAACGCTCAATAACAGCAGGTTCGATTGTATCTTGATAGTGAGTGTTAGAAGCGTCAATGTCCTGTTGTAGCTTGCCGATAATTAACTCTTCCTGCGTCTTACTTAGCTTCATGTGTCACCTCCTACATAGCACCGGCTATTGGTATTTTAACGTTGCTTCTTGCTGGCTCAACATACTGGGACTCGTTTTCCATTGCATACCGGACAGAGTCTATGATGTGGTTATCTCTATCCACTGGTTCCGGTAATATGTTTCCGTCTTTGTCTTCGCGCCAACGATAAGTAGTAAACTCGTTGATAGCATCTTTTAGTTCTTTATGAATGACTATCTGCAGCTTTTGAAGCCACTGTATACCGAAGTTAACAGAGTCCTTGCCCTTCTTAGCTGCTATAGCATTAACACCGTAATTCCTAAGTTCTTGTATGCTCTTGGGCTCTGACGAATCACAGGTGATTATCTGATTATCTATCATGTTCCTGATCTCAGCAGACAGAAGGTCATTGGTGTATCCGTAGCAATATTTAGCATCTAAGATATAGAGCGTTTGGCGTTTGCGGTCATAATGCAGGTGAGTGAGTGCAGCCGGATCGTTGGCGTAGCCAAAATCACAGCCATTCTGGAATGTTGCTACTGTCCGCTTGAACTCTGTCAAGTCCTCTACACGCCAATTCTGGAATATAACCTTGCCTAACACACCCCATGAACCATCGAGATATACATCACGATAATACTTGTCAGTCGTATTCTCTAGTCGCTGAATATCATCTTCAGTCAAGAACTTGTTATCTCTGTATGTAGTCTTTAGGATTGATATGCGCTCGTCTTTATACTGTGTGCTATCATCCTGCCATCTACCTTGAAAGTAGTTGGTGTATATCCAATGGGTTTGATAAATAGGGTTGAATGACAGGATAATGCGCTTCTTAACCTTTGACATACCGCGAAGACGCTTGTCTAACTGTTGTACATCCTCATAATCAACCTCAGTCGCTTCTTCCACCCACACATCAGTAAACACACCAAGAGCAGGAGTAATGGATTTAACCTTTTCAGAATCATCTAGGCCGCAGAATACAATCTGATAGCCGTTTGAGCAAGTTATAATCATATCAGAAACATTAACCTTGAACAGGTGAGCAACCTTAAACTTGCTGATACTCTTGTTTATTTCGTTGAACACTGAACGCCTGATGGTATTGGCTACCTTCCGCAGCACTAGGTAGTTGTGGCCGCCCTTGAGTATGTCCAGCACACATCTGTCGGCCAGGAATACTGACTTACCTGATGAGCTACCGCCATAAAAGATTTCAAGCGGTGCAACATAATCAATGTATGGCAGGTAGACAGGGTTGAATACTTTACTGTCAATGTTTAGGTTGATTTTTGGCATAAATCATCCAGCTTTCTAGCGGCATATAAACCAAGCCAAACTCCAAACACACAAGCAAACCCTGCCAAGAATATTCCTAATGCCAAGCCTTGTCTAAAGTCTTCACTCATCTAATCTCTCCCCTCCCCAAATAAAAAAGCCAACAGGTGTTATCCTGCTGGCTGATTCGACTTATTTAATCTCCCTCATTAAGGCTTCTCTTGCCATGTCAATGGCTCTCTTTAAGTAGGGCAAATCTTTACCGTTTTCTTTATTTATATAATATATTCGTTCTGATTCGTCAATTAAACGATCAGTGGCGTTTTGAAGGCTTTCAGTCATGCTTATCCCTCTTTGCTCTAACTAAGGTTGATTTACTAATACCTGTCATCTTCTCAACTTGTGTGAAACTGTTAGACTCTAACAATGTCATAGCATGTTGTATCTGATGCTTATTGTACTTCTGCGGCCTACCTTCTCTGAATCCGTCCTTTGTCTTGGCTATTGCTTTCCCGGCCTGTGTGCGTTCAATAATCATGTTGCGCTCTAGCTCTGCAACAGCAAGCAAAGTAGTCAAGAAGAAATTGCCCATTGAAGTATTCTCTAGTAGTCCAACATTCAACACATGTACTTTGACGTTCTTAGCGAATAGGCTTCTAATGGCCTCTATGCCCTCTGTGACGTTTCTAGCAAAACGGTCTAGCTTACATACTACTAGCTTATCTCCTGCCTGTAGTTTGGCGATTAGAGCGTCAAACTGTGGTCTGTGAGTAGTAGAGCCAGTATACTGTTCCTGGATAATTACTTCACAGCCCTCTTTAGTTAATTGTTGCACCTGATCTTCTAGAGAATTACCGCCTGTGGCCTGATAAGCTGTTGATACTCTGGCATAACCATAAACCACGCTATCCCCTCCAATACTGTTTTGGCCATAAGATTTAAATATGTCTTATGCCTTGATTATACTGAAGGGGAAAATCGTTGTCAATAGTGCAGAGTTATGAATACGAAATATCAATCAGAAAGGATTGCTATTCCTCGCCAACACTGACATTGATCTCTATTGCTCCACCGTTTGCACCTGTGAGTTCTGTTTCTGTTTTGTCACGCCATTCATAGTTGTTTGTCAGTGAGAATTTAGCACCGCGATCATTACCCTCAAATAGCTGTGATTCAGTCCAGGCTTCACATTTTCGTCGCGCACGCGCAATAGTGGGGAAAAACTCTTCTTGATGTCCATAATTAACAATCGTCTTTCTATCACAATCTAACCAAACAGCTAATCCACTAATAGTATGCGGTCTAGGAAATGGCTCTTCAATCCTATCTCCACTTTTAGTTATCACAATGCGCTTACGTTCATCACACCATGCAAAATAGGCATCTATCTTCTGTTGCAATTCTTCAACAGTCTTAAACTTCAAAGGCCTACCACCTGGATGTTTCATTTTAGCTTCACTCATTTTTCCCACATCCTTTCTTAATTAATTCCCTAGAAACAAAATAGCCTTCTTGACTATGTGTCATCAAATCATTCACTTGCAGATCCTTCAATATCCTATCCAGCTTTCTCTTGCCACATGAAAACAGCTTCAACAAATCAGCATACATTAATTGCTTCTTGCTTCGCTTATGAATCAGCTTTCCAGTATGCCATTGCACATTCCCGGATAGACAAGCCATAAATCCTATGAGCTCTTCAATATTAGATATGTTCTTCTTCCTCAATGTTTCAATTTGCTCAATCATCAGCATGACATATGGTTTCTTTCCACCTGTATGCTTTGGCGGTGAATCTCTCACCTTTGTCTTGTTTGGATTATGCCAGAATTGATACAAATCGCTATTGTCAATAGTAATATGGATTAACTCTGTCCCTTGTTTGGTCTGTTCCCTGGATATGATAGTCTCAACTTTAACTGCATTGATTCTTCCTTCTATGAAGTCTAACCATTGTTTGTCCATCATTTATCAGTTCCTAGTAGTAATACTAAACGAATTACATGGTGAAAACCTTGTAAGCCTTGTGGTTGTTGGCTTGAATGCTGTTTTTCTTAGGTGCTGTTTTAGCACCTAGATTTACTTTGCCAGCCCAGGAATAAAGTCTGCACCCAGGCGGCAATCATCATCGGCTGAATACAGCCATTAGCGGCTACAGCAGACATACGCCGCGAAAACAAAAAGCCTCATGCAATCGCACAAGGCTCTAAATAAACTTCTCACAATACTAGTATAATTGATTTTACCCCTGCAAAACTATCATATTTTTATCAACTTAATCATCTTTATTATTCATCTTTTGAGCGTGTTCGCGAATGTTGTATCCAAAGAAGATAAGCAACATCAACCAAACACTATCAAAGTGAATAGTCAAATAGCAGCTAGTAATCAGAAGGGTAACATTAACCATTGCCATTGCAATATACTGCACTTAATTCACCAACCCCATTTCTTTAGCCAATGCAAGCAGAATCCCATCTTTCCACCTATAATAAGTCATGATGCTACAGTTAATCGCCATTGCTATACCCTGATCTGTCCTAGTTTGTGGCCTTGTCCAATATTTTAGTTCCACCAACTTATATTTATCCTCTGGCAAAGCCTCAACAACTCGCTGAATCGCCCTGCAAGTGTCCTCCATCCTGCGAATCCGCTTGTTAGTCATCAACTGCACAGCCTTATTGTATGTTGGATTACTTATATCCGTCCCTCTGATACCGCTATCATCAGGGCAATGACTGGACAGTATCAACTCGTTTTTATCCTCGCCTATTTGTCGTAGAGTGTCGTTGTAGTCGCGAAGTTCAGCTTCGATATATGCCTTTATCTCTCTACGCATTAATCAACCTCCTATTCGCCGATAGAATCTATAATACTCCACAACCGTTCAATCTCTGCCAACAAATCAGGAATGTCTTGTCTAGCGTTGGCTATAAATTCAGCATCATTCATGTTGCCAACATACTTATTAATCGTAAGTAGGTGACCATAACCAACATATCCCATTTTTATGTCTGTATTTTGTGGATTATCAACCGTAACCCCTGGACGAATATCAGCGATTGACACCCATGATCCAGGAGTAGCTTTTTCGCATCTATCCTTGATCGCTTGTAATTCTTCTTTAGTCATATTAATCACCCTCCCCTAAAATCCCCTCTACCAACATCTTAGATAAAACTCTCCACCCTATCAAACATCTTTCAATGTAGGTGGCAAAATGGACGAAATACGGCTATTGTGGAGGTTAACTAAACACATATTTCCATAGTGCCATGATCTGCAAAGCACCAAAGAATAATCCTATAATCG